AGAATATATCTACAATTCAAGATACTTTTCTTGACAAAGTTTTAAAGTTAAACATTGTAAATTATCAATGGAATGACCAAACAGATAATGATGCTTTAGAATTAGGAATGATTGCTCAAGAGGTTGAAGAAATAATACCATCAATAGTTCACGAGGGAAGAGAAGATGATAATGGGAATAAATATAAAGGTATTCAAGCATCTGTATTGCCTTATATTTTAATCAAAGCCATTCAGGATCAACAAAAACAAATCGAAGAACTAAAACTATTAATTAAATAACATGGGATTACCACAGAATTTAGGAAGATTATCCGCAGCATTAACCTCTGATGCATCATTAAACATTGGTGTAGGTGTAACTCCTAGTGGTTCATTTAAACTTGAGGTGGGTACAACAAGTAAGTTTACAGGAGTAGCTACCTTTGGATCTACTTTGTCTAACGGTACTTACTCTTATACTTTACCAAGTGCTACAGGTACATTAGCTTTAGTAGGTGGAGCAGGTGTAGGAACAGTTACAAGTGTTGCTGCTATTACTTTAGGCACAACAGGTACTGACTTATCAAGTACAGTAGCAAACAGCACTACAACTCCTGTAATTACGTTAAACGTGCCTACTGCAAGTGCTACCAATAGAGGTGCTTTAAGTGCAGCAGATTGGACAACATTCAATAATAAAACTAGTAATACAGGTACTGTTACATCAGTAGCTACGGCAGGTACAGTGAGTGGACTTACACTTACAGGTGGTACAATAACAACATCAGGTACTATTACATTAGGTGGTACACTTTCCTTAACAGCAGCTAATGTAAATGCAGTCGGAGCTATAACAAATAGTACATCAGGAAATGCAGCTACAGCAACTGCACTTTCTTCAGGTCAATCAAACTGGTCTGGTACAGGAGTGTTAGGTAATGTTGTAGGTTTATTAGCATGGAAAAACTACGGCAATAGTCACGTCATTTTTGATGCCTCTCAAGGAACTTCTCCAAGTGGAACTTCAGTAAATAATACAAATTCACAAATAGCTTGGAGTGCATTATTACCTACATTAATGGGATGGAATGGAAGTAATACTTATGGTGTTAGAGTGGATTCTGCTAGGGTGGCTGATAGTGCTACTACAGCTACTACTGCTACAACAACAACAGGAAATGCAGGTTCTGTTACATATTTACCAAATAGGGGTGATGTAGCAGCATATCAAGTTTTATGGGGAGCTCCTTATACAAATGGTATAGGAACTGTAGCATACTCTTGTGCTGCAATTACTATTCAATCAAGTACAGGTACTATATTTGCAACAACATTTAGTGGAGCAGGTACAGGATTAACAGGAACAGCATCTTCATTAAATATTGGTGGTACAGCAGCAAGTGAAACCTTAGCAACAGTAACAAATAGAGGAAATTCCACAGCACAAAATGTTGTTTTTAGTAATGGAAGAAAAGGTCTTATAGGTGTTTATGATGCTGCACAAACTCAAGCTATATTTGCTATGGGTGCTGCATACATATTAACAGATGGTGGAGCATCAAGTAATATAGGAAACCTATATGGTTTAGCTTGGTCATATAATCCAGATTATGGTGGAGCAGGAAACAACCCACAATCAAAAGCGGGATTAAACCATCAGCTATTACATATGCAAAATGGTATTACTACTACAGCAATTGGTTCTGGAATATGGACAATTGGAAATGTAACAGCTCCAACTTTTATTGGAGCATTAACAGGTAATGCTTCTACTGCTACAGCAGCACAAAACGCTACATTTTTAACACAACCTAATGCTACATGGGGTGGAAGAGTACAATTAGGTGGAAATGGGGGTGGTGGTGCTGCTACCGTTGCTGTTGTTCAAGCTACCAATGGTAATTTACATATGGATGGTGGAAGTGGTAACGCAATGTATTTAAATTATTATAATAATGGTGTAATTTATTTAAATGGTGGTACCTATAATATTAGTGCTAATGGTTCACAATATAATGGTAATGCTGCAACTGCTACTACAGCTACCACTGCAACTACATCAACTTATTCTACTTACTTAAACCCTTTATCAGGAGATAACAACTATAAATTAGCTTATACTGCAGATGGTGCAAGAAACAATGCAGGTGAGTGGGGAAGAGCTGTAATGTATTATGTTCCTAATGGACAAACATATGGTATTAGAGTAGATAGAGCAGATTATGCTGATAGTGCAGGTAATGTTAATAGCATATCAAGTGCAGTAGGTGGTGCTTATACTTGGACAGGAATACAATATTTTGAAACAAATAATGGAACTGCTGCTGTAAATAATTCTAACAGTGCAAAGCTACAAGCATATTCATCAAGTAACAATTCCGCATTTATGTCATTCCATAAAGGAGGAGTTTATGCTATAAACATGGGATTAGATGGTGATAACGTATTTAGAATAGGTGGATGGTCAGCAGGACCTAATAGATTGCAACTTGACATGAGTGGTAATCTTACGGTTGCAGGTTCAATGAACGCTAGTAGGTTCTATGATTCAGACGATGCAAGTTATTATTTAGATGCAAATGGTACATCAGTATTAAATGCTGTTAATTTTTATGGGAATGGAAACTTCTTAACCCAATTACAAACTGCAACCGCTTGTACATTATATATGGGGTCTAATAGTTGGAACGTATATGCTGATTATGGTGGATGGAATTTATTATTAGACAGAAATGGTGGAAGTGCTATTATGTATATGTATGGATTGTATGCCACTGTTGGTAGTGTTTCCGATATTCGATATAAAAAGAATATAACACCTGTTACATACGGATTAAATGAAATATTACAGATTAACCCAATTAAATATAACTATGATTTACCAATAGGAGATATAAGACATGGTGATACAGATGATCATTTAGGTTTAAGTGCCCAAGAAGTTCAAAGTATTATACCTGAAGCTGTACATATTATGAAAGGTAAAGATATGTTAGCAATGACTTATCTAGAATTAATACCTGTATTGATTAATGGTATTAAAGAACAACAAGTTCAAATAGAAGAATTAAAACAATCAATAAATAACTTAACTAATTAAAAATAAAATGGCAAAAACAATCGAACCAATTTCTTCTTGGCAAAATGGCGAAGAAAAAGAAGCAACAGTATTTGTATTAACGTCTTCATACGACAATTTATCTACAAGTGCAAATTTTAATTATCAATTAAATCAACTTATTCCAACTCCACCAAACCCTCCAATTCCTCCAATGACACCTATGTATAATACATTAGTTACAGGTTCATTGAGCATTTCAGGACAGGATTATTTAGATTGGGATGCGGCTACAGATGCCAATGAATGGGCATACAATTGGGCAGCAGGTGAGTTGAAACTTACAATTATTCCAGACTAAGTTATTAAAAATAAAATAAGTTTTTTTAATAAACATTTAATAAACAAAAAATGAAAACAATAACACCCATTTCTATATGGGATAATGGAACAGTACAAGAAGCATCAGTATTAAATACTTATGCTATTAATGTAACTCTTAATAATTCAGCTACCTTTTGGTGGGGATTATATAGCACAGTTGATGGTAATATAGCTAATCAGCTATCGCAAGGCAATTTAAATATGTCAGGTGAGGCTTATGCTGAATGGACAATAGATGAATATGCTTGGGATTGGGTAGCAGAACAACTTAATTTAACTATTACAGGTGATTACGTTCCTCCTACAACAAGTACAACAACTACGTTAGAGCCTACTACCACCACATCTACAACAACAGTTGTAATTAAATAAATTATTATTACATTTGTCAATAAATCAACTTAAAATGAAGAAAACTAAATTAACACTTGGAGAAGTTATTGCTCTAGAATCAGAGATTAGTGGTTTAACTAATCAGCAAACTGGAGAAGTTGTGCTTAAAGGTTTACTAGGAGAAAAAATTAACCTAGTAATTAAATATCATTTATCTAAACTAGTAAATTCATTTGCAGCAGATAAAAAGATATTAGAAGGATTACGTGACGAACTCATCAAGAAGTATGGTGAAGAAACAGATAATGGTGGCATTATTGTTGTACAACACTTAGATGAAGCCAAAACTATAATCAATCCTAAATTTGTACAGTTTGCTCAAGAGTATGAAACATTACTATCTGAACAGAAAGAAATTGAACATTCTGTTATTACATTAGAAGACATTAAAGATATTAATTCTGAAGGATGCTATAGTGTATTCTTTAAGTTAATAGACTCTGATATCATCACTCCTACAGAGGAAGTTTAATAATTACATCATTAGAAGAAATACCTCTATGACATTCAAAATGTCTAGGGGTATTTTTGTGTCTAGGGCACCAGTCCCAATCCCCTTTATCAAACTTCTCATTAGGACTGTTCCAACATCCATGACACAATGTATCATTTGTTATCCTGATACAACTAAACTCATGATCTTTTTCACTGAAGTTAGCAATCATCACCACTTGTTTACCAAGAGCCCACGCTAACCAGCTGAGGCCTGAGCTGAGTCCTATGAAAAACTGACTATAATATATAGTGTTTATAGTGTTATCCATAGAATAGTCTTCTAGTTGTGTACAGTTATCAAAAGGATTCTTTTCTTTAGATACATTAATCACTTTATATCCTTCTTTAACTAGATGATTAATCACTTCTTGCCATCCTTCTTTGGTCCAAAACTTACACCCAGCTGTGGAGTTAGTTGCTATTGTAACATATTTACTATCAAATTTGTTACCAGAAGTGAATGCAATCCTAGGTTTAATCTCCTCAAAATCAAGACCTAATATATTAGTTGCAGCTTGTTGGAGCTTTATAGTATTTGGTAAAGCTGGTTCCTTATTAATATCATAATGCCAACCTAAATTATATTGAGCATAGATGTTACTAACAGGTGTTCCTGGCTTTATAAACTCAAGTTCTGGATATACATTCTCAAACAAATAGTTATGGAATGTACTTACAATAACATCGCAATTATGTTTATTCTTAAACTCTAAACAATAAGGTATCCAGGCTATAGTATCTCCAAGAGAAGAGCTATCAAAAGCAATATAAACTCTTTTGTTTTCTAGACTTAATACATTATTATATATCACCTCATCGTTCTCCCACACTTTAGTTGACCATTTAGTATACCATTGTCTATTGAGCTTTACCCAATGATTAGCTTTTATAGTATTTTCATATTGTAAAATATTATGTTCATCATAAAAACATATTTTAAATACACTATCAGAAGTTCCTTTTATTTCAAGAAATGGATTGTTGACAAAATGTTGATTAATACTTACATTACTCATCTGGGTAGCACTACTAACCACTTGTTTATATAAAGCAATATGATTGTCTCTAAAATTAATAAACTGATTAGTAGGAATAGTGTATGTAACAGGTTCTTCTAACGCTTGTTCTAATTGTTCTTTTAAATTATCACCTATTGGTGTAATGTATCCATCAAACATTCCACAATATTGTGGCAAATCTCTAGCTAATATTTTACACTCATGACCAATAGCTTCTCTAATAACTAAAGGATTACATTCCCAAGTGCTATTAAACATAAATACATCTGAGGCCATTAAGAATTTATAAACATCATCACGTTCTCCCCATATTTTACAATTATCTGGAAGATCTAATATTATTGGATGCCAATAGTCTCTAAAGTTAGGAGCCATGTTTCCTATAAAATGAAACTGTACATCAGGCATTTGTCTTGCTAGTTCAACAGCTTCTTTTTGATTCTTTCCTGAAGTCCATAGTCCAACATTTACAACATGTTCTTTTGAGAAATCAAAATCTAGATCCATCATAGCTTCATCCCATATACATTTTTTATTCTTCAAATCCTCTATTGGAAACTCAATCACTTGTTTATAAGAAATGGTGTTATTAAATGTCTTTAAGTGATGAGGTGTACAGAAAGCATATGCATCTGGATGAAACATTTTATCATTTGGATTAAATGATACATCATGACAAGTTTCAACTATTCTATAACTTCTTTTATTTGAATATAACTTAGTAACCATCTCTCTATCCAGTCTCTCAGACATTTCATCTATATGGATAATATCAGGTTTCCAATCATTTATAACATCAAACAGTTCCATTTTATTCTCCCATAGTGTACGAAAGTTTGGATTAACAATGTTCATTATTTGATTTCTTTGTACAACATAATCAATACTATAGCATTGATACTCTACAACAAATATTTCTACATCATTATTGCTTTTCAAAGCCTCTATTCTTTTTAATAAGAATGCTGGCATTCCTCCTGTAGATAAATGGGGTGCTAAAAACAATATTTTTAATTTACTATTTAGTTTAGCTATCATTTTATTCATTATTACAGAATCTTTTTCTCCATGAAAGAATAATAAATTTGATTTAGTCTTAGGAATCTTCACCCATTCTCTAACAGTATTATCTTTACCATTAAACCCAATAGTGTCATACACTTCATTGATAGTATCATATGATCCATTCATATATATGTAAGGAAGACCTGTATGTATGTTCTTCTTCCACAATAAAACATTAACAATAGTTTCTTCATGATAGGGAGCATAATGCGTATGGTGGGCTAACACTTCTGGATGAATGCACATGTTATACCACTCATCTAAAAACTCTATACAATTCTGTCCAGATACAAAATAACCAGTTTGCCTATATTTCTGTCTTACATATTGGTTAACATTAAATAACTCACATGCTGAATGTTCTAATGTTGTAGATAGATCTTTTCTACTAGCTGCTCCTCCTTTACCATTAATTAATAAATATTCATACATACCTTCTACAAAATATGGATGAACAGACTTATTATCAAACATTGTAAATATATTGTCTACATATTTTGTAGCTACACTATCTGCATCTATATAAGCAACAGATTTGGCATGGTTCATTAGAGCATCTTTAACAATAAGTGGACGTTGTATTAACAGCTTGTACACTTTATCATTCGTTCTATCTATATATTTCTGTTTATGAATGATATCTACGTCACATTCCCAATTTATTGTAAGAGCTCCATCAATCTTTAGCTTAGAATTAAGCATATATACTATAACAGGAACATCACTAAATGTCTTTATAGATTTTACACAAGATAGCACTGTGTCAAAATAAGATGCATTTGCATATAATACATATGCTTTTTCAAATTTTATATTTATATACGTATAATATCCATAATATTCATTGTTATATATACATTCTAATTTACTATATCTCTCTTTCATCACATCTATTGTTAGATCTGGTTGATGATGAGTTTCGTATATATTACCCTCATGTTCTCCTTGTTCCATTTTATATGGTACAGCTACTAAACATTCCTTACCACTATTAATAATTGAATTGATCAAGTTTACAGCATCATCCACCTTTAGATGTTCTAATACATCTCCAAGTATAATAAAATCATAATCATCAATATTGAATAATGTAATATCACCAATATAAACATTGTCATATTTTTCTTTAAGATTGTATTTCTCAATATAAGGCTCAAAGATTTCAATAGCATCTAATTTATATCCTGATGAACGTAAAATATCTGAGTATGTACCTATTCCAGGGCCTACATCTAACACTCTGTATGAGATGGGTACATTAGAAATAAACCATTCTTTAACTTCTGGTTTGAAATACGTAAAACTGTAAGGCATAATCATTGGTTTTATTCATCAAATGTAAAAAAACATTTGCAATTCTCAAAACTAATACTTAGCTTTGTTACTCATAGTGTAGATTGCCTTTCTACACATAAAATTAAATTCCCCAAATTAAAAGATGACAAATACTAACGCTGATTTTGCGACTCTCGTAAGTGTATCAGGTGCAATGCTAAGTATTGCTGATATACAACCAATGGTAACTTTAATAGCTTCTCTGGTAGCTATAATAAGTGGATTTTTTGCCATTAGGTATTACATTAAAGCAACTAATAAAATAAAATGATTAAGAATGGAATAATATTTATTTTAATTTTATTGTCTTTGTTTTTGTTTGAATTTAGAATTCCAAAAACAACAACTGTCACTAAAACTAAAATAGATACAATAGTCACTACTAAAACTTTAACTAAATATACTAAAGGAGACAACATACCTTTTAAAGTTTTAGATACCATTTTCACTAATATTTATAAAGAAAAACATGATACAGCCTATATTGTTAAAGATTATAACCAAATTAAAGAGTATACAGACAGCATCAAGCAAGACAGTAACCTCTTTGTTATCAAAGATACCATCAGTCAAAATAGAATCATTGGGAGATCATTTAAAGCCCAAGTCCAAGAAAAAACAATAACAATTACAAATAACATTACTAATAAATCTAAATCTGCTTTATACTTAGGATTGAGAAGCGATATAAGCACAGATTACACACAAGTGAATCATAACTTCATTATAAGTTTAAAGACACGTAAGAAAGGCTTATTTAATATTGGATATGGAATGTCAGGATATTCAGTAGGGTATTCATTGAAATTATAAAGTTTAAGCAAGATAAAATTGGAAAATTTTATAAAAAATTTTTTAGAGGGGGGGTGGGTAGTTTTACTCATTGGTGCAGCTGGAATGGTTGCTCGACTTGTTACAACAAGTGAGAATCAATCAGGAATAGATGTAACAAAAAAGATGATAAGTGCAATGATAGCATCTTTGATTGCATGGTTTGTGATGGAGCAATTTGAGATTAGTTCAATGTATAAAGCTATTACCTATGGACTGGTTGGGTTAAATAGTCCTGAGATAATAAATGGAGTGCTAAAACTAAGTGGACAGTTTGCTGCTGACCCAATGTCTTTTATAAAAAAAGAGCAACCTAAACCAACAAGAAGAAGGAAATGAAAAATATATTACTCATTATATTAACTGCTATAATTTTAGCTATTGCAGGATTTGGTAAATATGTAGAACATACTATAAAGCAAAGTGCTACAAGTATTTATGAAGATAGATTAGTTCCACAACCTTACCTAAGTAGGAAGTTTGATTATTATGGATCAACTATACAAGATCAAATTAAAGTAATAAAGGGTGGTAAGATTGATTTAATTTCTATTCAAAAAGAAAAAGAAATAACAGATACAATGTGGGCTGCTTATTTAAATACATATCAAACTCCAGAAGAAAAAGAAATAAGCCAAAAAGCTGAAATGTATATTGAGATAGCAGATGAATTCTTTGTAAAAATTACTTTAGATGAAATTATTACAGATGATGAAGCTAAAGAAATGGATGCAAAAATCTATCCTGTATTAAAATATGTAAATGAATTAATAGATATACAAACTAAAATTGGAGCAAGAGAAACCAAAGAAATGATTTCTCTTCTTGATAAGTTTTCTAGTTTTATAATAGGAGCAATTGCACTTGCTATTACTCTGTTAGGTTCTATTGTTTATGATATGTTTAAGAAACCTGCTTTACCAAAGAAACCACTAAGAAAAGTGGCAGTTAAAAAGGTGGCAGTAAGAAAAGTGGCAGTTAAACAGAAATGAGATTAATATTTATTTTATTATTTTTTATTGCTTTAGAATCAAAGGCTCAGTATTATATAATGGCTGCTCCTAATGTAGCGTTTGATACTAAGCTTCAGGACACTAAAAACTTATTAGGTGGAACTATTGAAGTGGGAAAGTATTTTGGGAATACAGCAGTGGGAATTAATAGTGGTTGGTGGACATTTGACAGAAAGGATTTTTATCAAGAAGCTATGGCCACCTTTCCTATTTATGAAAGGTTTAGTGTAAGTGCAGCTATTGGATATTTTTACTATCATAAAGATATTACGATGGAATATGATTTCAATTATACAATACCATTAAAAAAAGAATATTCATTTGTTTTAAGTTATGGTGCTCAGAGTGCTTTTGGAGATACATTTGGATCATACTCTATAGGTATTAATAAGGACTTTAAAATTAAATAATATGAAACAGTTTTTTTGTGATGAAAGTGGAAGTCTAAGCATGAAGCGTTTATGTGGATTGTTATGTGTAATAGCTTTATGCGTTACTATGTACCATAATTCGTTTAGTGAAGAACACACTGCACCATCAACAATATTAGTAGAATCAGTAGCCTTATTGGCTTTTGGATGTTTAGGATTAACCTCAGCTGAAAAGATATTTAAGAAATGAAACTATCAGAGAATTTAGATTTGTCAGAAGTGACTAGAAGTGAATCTGCTAAAAGAAGTGGTATAGATAATATGCCAACAGAAAAACATTTAGAAAGCTTAAAAATACTAGCAACTAATATCTTTCAACCAATTAGAGAACATTTTAAAGTTCCAATACATATAAGTTCAGGATATAGAAGTGAGAAGTTAAATAGACTTGTTCCTGGTACATCATTAACTAGTCAACATTGTTTAGGTGAAGCTTTTGATATTGACATGGATGGAACAGCAATTAAGAATAGTGAAATCTTTAAATACATAAAAGATAATTTAAATTTTGATCAGCTTATTTGGGAATTTGGTGATGATACTAATCCTTCATGGGTACATGTTAGTTATAAGGCTAATGGTAAACAGCGTAAGCAAATCTTAAAAGCCATTAAAAAGAATGGTGATACAAAATATATTCCTTATAAATAAACCAACCAATGGCAAAGAAAGCAAATATAATAAAGGATAAAGGTAAAGTGAGTTTTGGCAAAAGACGTATAGGAAAACATTCTAAAACTACCAATAAACATTCATCTCCTGCTTCTAAATATAGAGGTCAAGGAAGATAACTAATTTGATTACTATTTTATAACTAGTTTAGTTATACTAAATTATTGTAAAGCATTAATTGTTACAATAAACATCATATTTTTGTATAATGAGTATACCTAATAGACAAATAGGCTGGAGCCAAGAATCAAATCTGCTGTGGCAAGTAGCTTCTCAATTAGAGGAGCTTACATGTGTTACATGTAATATTATGGGTACTAGTGGAACTTCTGGTACATCTGGATATGATGGAGATAGATTTAGAACTACATCCACTACTGAATTTACATTAGGTGTAAGTACAACAATTGTTGTAGAACCTGGATTGGCTTATACACCAGCTCAAGATATTATTATAACATATAATGTTGGTAATCATCAAACTTGCACTGTTGTAAGTTATGACATTAATACTGGTGTAATGGTAATTGGTCCTTCTGTTACAGTTACAGGAAGTGGAACATATTCTCTATGGACTGTTAACTTAGATGGAGCAGCTGGTGGAGATGGTTCTTCAGGAACTAGTGGTACTTCAGGAGTTAATGGAACTAGTGGAAGTTCTGGTAGTTCAGGAACTAGTGGTACATCAGGAAGCTCAGGAACAAGTGGAGTGAATGGAGCTGCTAGTGGTTATTTAGGATCTTTCTATGACACTACAAATCAAACAGGAGTTGCAGGAAGTGTTCTTACAATGGGTCTTAATAATTCAGATCCATGGAACAATGGAGTATCTATAGTTTCTGGTTCTCAAATAACAATAGCTAATCCTGGTGTATATAACATAGCATTTAGTGCACAGATGGTAAAAAATAGTGGTAACACTGCTACACATATACATATTTGGTTAGCACAAAATGGTACAACTGTACCTATTAGTGGTTCACAAATAGGTTTTCCTTCCAACTCTGTGTATGTTGTACCAGCATGGAACTTCTTTTTTAAAACAACCACTGCTAATGAATATGTACAACTTAAATGGGAAATAAATAGTAATGCAGATAATGCAATAGTGATGACATCAGCTCTAGCTACAGGAAATATTCCTGCTATTCCTGGATTAATTGTAACAGTAAACCAAGTAGGATAATAAATATAAAATATAAATAAAATGAAAATTCCAAACAGGCAAATAGGTTGGAGTCAAGAAAGTAATTTGTTATGGCAAATCAGTAAGCAATTAGAATATCTTATTAAAGTGACAGCTAATCTTACTACTACAACCACTACAACTGCAGCTCCTACGACAACAACCACTACCACTCTCTAATTAAGAGTGTAATTAAAACCAACTACATATATGAAGAAAGAACTCAGATTTATCTGTGCCCAACCAGATGACACCTATTACACATGGCAGGTACATTTATGGCTTGAAAGTTTAAAAAAACTTGGACACTCAGATAAAGCCACTGTATTAATATACATCCCAGACTTCAGAGAAAAGAATACTAGATGGGAAAAGATAATTGATCTATATCCAGAAACAGAATTTGTTTTCTATAAAGATGTAGATAAAGTGAGTAAACTTCTAGGTATCTATATACCAATCATTAGGCCTTATGTTCTAATGAGATATTTTAGAGACCATCCTGAAATGAAGGATAAAGCTGTATTCTACTGCGATAGTGATATAGTTTTTACAGAAGAGTTCAATATTGATAAGTATATAGATGATGACATAAGTTATCTATCAGATACAAACAGTTATATCAATGCTTCATATTTTGATAGTAAAATAAAAGATGTCCTTCCTGAAAAGCTAGAAGCTTATAAAGAAAGAGACATACTACAAGAGATTACATCTTTAAATGGTATATCAAGAGAAATAGCAGAAGCTAACAACTTACATTCAGGAGGAGCTCAATATCTATTAAAGAACATAGATGAACAATTCTGGAGTGATGTAATGACAAGTTGTTTAGTTATTCGTACACACTTAAGAAATATCAATCAAGAGTTCTTTCAAGATGAGAATAAAGGATTTCAAAGTTGGTGTGCTGATATGTGGGGGGTGCTATGGAATATATGGAAAAGAGGAGGACAAACAATAAACACTCCAGATATGGAATTTGCTTGGAGTTCTGATCCTATTGAGAAACTTGAAAGAACAACTATATTACATAATGCAGGAATAACTGATCCATTTATGGGAGGAAGTTATCCAGCTTTTTATAAAGGAACATATCACACTGGTAAAGATCCATTTGATGATCCTCATTTAGAAATAGTTAATAATAATGAAGAAACTAAAAAACGTTGCAATCATTATTATCTACAACAACTTCTTGAATTAAAGAAGAAATACAACCTTAAATATGAATAAAGATTTTGTAGCCCTGGTTGCTAGAAGTCTTGCTTAATTTATATAAATAAAGAAAATTTTTATTCACAAATTAAAAAAATTAAAAATGGCAAATGGTAACAATCAACGCTTAAAAGCGTATGTAAGATTTGATGGAACTGGTAGAGTGGTAGCAGGGTCTCTTATTCTTAGAAAAAATAAACCTAAAGTGGGTAATTGGCAAGAAATTACAGCATATGAATGTTGTAATTATACCACCACCACTACAACTACAACTGCAGCACCTACAACTACTACAACCACTACAGTGGCTCCTACAACTACAACTACTACTACAGAACCAAGATAATAATGGCAAAATCATTTTTTCCAGAAGATATGATGAAATCTTCTTCTGAAGAATTGACATTGGAAACTATAGCTGGAAAGCTTACATATTTTCATGAGCAATTACATCTATTGCATTGGCAAACAACTTCGTATGCTACACATAAAGCTTTAGGAAAATTGTATGAATATGTACAAGATTTTAAAGATGGATTGATTGAAAAGATTATGGGGTATACAGGTAAAAGACCTGTTCCCTATAAAATAGAACCTCTTACAAACTGTACAGGTATGCAATGTACTTTAGATCTTCTATCTTTTGCTTCTCAATTAAAAGCATATGGAGAGGTTAATAAGTTTCATGATGTATGTAATCTAGCAGATGCACTATCTGGAGAAGCAGCTAAAACTAAATATCTATTAACACTTTCTTAGAATTGTGCAAATAAATAAAAAGTTTTTTCCAGAAATACTTCCAGATAATGAAGAAATGTATTTTTCTCATTTAGAAGGAATAATAGATTCAGTGGATGAACTATCTATATTAGAAATAACTAAAGGGCCCAATGCTTATATATTTAGACTAGCACCTAGTCTACCTAAGTATAACCCAATGTTATTGGAAGAAATATTAAAGTTTCACAACATGTTTAAAATTAAATTAGATTTATCAAAAAGCATTAAAGCATCAGCTACCATCTCTTTTCAAATAAGTCTTGACAATTAGTATATTTACAACTTAAACCAAAAACTATAATTATGTCAAACAACATTTACAACCCAAGCAAAAAGTACACATGGGGTCCAGAAGATCAATTCAGTCTTAAAGGTGATGAATTTGGTCTTATTTTAAATAGCCTTAGAGCTGTATTAGGAACACCAGAAGCAAGTAGAATTATGTTGGCTCACCAAGCTAATGAAATCATTGAGAAGATGGTGGAAAGAGCTGTTAACGATGGTGTTGCTATTGAAGTGGTAGAAGAATAAAATTATAAAAAGATGGCAAAACAAATGCTAAAACGTGCTGATGGTTCTGTTTCTCAAAGAGGCCTTTGGGATAACATCAGAGCTAATAAAGGATCTGGAAAGAAACCTACAGCTGCTATGCTTAAGCAAGAAAAGAAAATCAAAGCTAAAGGCAAATGATCTTTGAGCCTAGTAATAGGCTTGAAGTAACCACTCCTAAAGGAGATGGTGTAGTATGGTATTTAATAGATTATGGTCATGAAACTGATACAATCTATACGATTATCATTAATGCTACAGGAGAACTGTGGCAATATGCCCATAAAGATATAATTGTTAAACCTAATATAACATTCAGAAGAAATGGTAAAGAGTAATAAAAAAATGCAATCTGGGGGTAAAGCTACTGCTGATAGTACTAAGTATTATAAATATAATGCAAAACTTAAATTAGATAGAGATACTCGTGTTGCTCAGGATAAAGCATTTCAATCTGCAGAAGCTAGAAAAATAAAACCAGGTTATGATGATATACGTGGTAATCTTGTTAATCCTGTTATAAAGAAGGCTGTTAAAAAAATGCAAAATGGTGGAAGTCTATCTGGACTTAAAGCATCTACTAAAAGAGTGGGTCCTGTAGATCCTAATGGTGCTTGGACTAAAGTACAAAAGAAAACATTAGCTGGTGCTAGAGGTAAAGCTGTATTAAAGAAAGATAAACAACTTGATGCTTCTAGAATTGAAAGAAAACAAGCTGGTGGTGGTAAGATGAAAATGGGTGGTAAAGTTTCTAAAAAGAAATAATCATCATGGCTGCAGCTAAAGATAAAAACTGGATACAGAAAGCTGTAAATCCAAAACATAAAGGATTTTGCACTCCTATGACTAAAGCTACATGCACTCCTAAAAGAAAAGCATTAGCTAAAACATTTAAAGCTATGGGAAGAGCTCGTAAAGCTAAATAATAATGAATAACTTATGCCCTATACATTTAGTTCTTTTAGATATTACAGGACAATGTATTCAATGTATAATAAGTAATAATAAATAATGGGAAGTATTAGAAAACCTGGTCCTTATAATCCACAAAAAGCAACAGCTTATGTAGGGAAAGGTGTTCTTAGAAATGGTGGTGACACTATTCCTGCTATTAAAGGAGCCATCACTCCTGTACCTAATGGTCCTCTTATTAAAAAGAAAGGCCCATTTAAAGGAAGTACATTAAAAAATGGTGGTAAATTAAAAGCTATTGTTAAAGCTGGTGGTCAAACACATAAAGTGTTTAAAAAGAAGGCAGATAAGGGTATAGGAGATAAAGGTGATATAGTTGTTGATCATACAGCTGGACCTTCTGCTGGTAAATGGGATAAGATTAACCTTACTAAGAAATCTAAAGCTAAAACTGTTAAACAAGGTGTTGCTTCTGTAAAGAAATGGCATAAAGATAATCCTGAATATGGCAAAAAGTCCAGCATGGCAAAGAAAAGAAGGTAAGAATCCTTCTGGTGGTTTAAATGCTAAAGGCGTAGCTTCATATAGAGCTGCTAATCCTGGAAGTAAATTAAAAATGGCTGTTACAACCAAACCTTCCAAACTTAAACCTGGAAGTAAAGCAGCTAATAGAAGAAAAAGTTTTTGTGCTAGAATGTCAGGAGTTAAAGGTCCTGCCAAGAAACCAAATGGTGAGCCTACAAGAAAAACTCTTGCTCTTAGAAAATGGAATTGTTAACAATTAAAATTTAAAAAATATAAAATGGCAACTAAACCTAAAGCTGCACCAGCAGCAAAAGCTACACCAGCTCCAAAAGCTAAAGAATCTCCAGCTAAGATAAAACCAGAATTTAGTAAAGAAGGAGCAGAAAAAGCTAAAGCAATACAAGATGCAGCAGCAAAAGCTAGAAAAGATGCAGCAGCAGCTGCTCCAAAAGCAAAAACTACACCAGCTGCTTCAAAAGCAGCTCCTGCAGCTCCTGCAGCAAAAGCTGCACAAAAACCAAAATATACAATAAAATCAGGACAAGTTACTCCAAAAGTTTCTCCTAAATATTCTTTATCCAAAGCCTCTACACCTAAAGGACCCTATACTGCAGAAGGTGCAAAGAAAGCTGCTGCCTCAGCAGCTAAAAAAGCACCAGTTAGTAATCTTGCTAATGATGCAGGAAGAGTTCTTGGCAAAATTAAAAATCTTGGTAAAGGAAAAGGTTTGTTAGGGCTAGGAGCTGCAGCTGCTATAGGAACAGGTACATATCTAACTAATAGAAATAAATCAAAACCTACATCATCATCATCATCATCATCTTCAAAATCAGATTTTAATAAAGGAAAAGATCCTATTCAACAATATGGTGTAAAACAAACTAGTACATCTCCATCAACAGTTTTAAAGAAACCTGCTGCATCTACTCCAAATTCACCTGTTGCATCTAAAACAAATGTAAGTTCATCTAAAAAAACTGTAGTAGGAAACAACTCTTCAAAAAAGACTACTCAGAAACCAGCATCTATGGTATCTAAGTCTTCTATAGCATCACCAAGATCTTTTAGTAACTTTGGAAAACAAAAATCTTCTACAAGTGTTTCTTCTCCAAAATCTTTAGGAGATATGAAAAAAACAGATGTTTCTTCTATGATTGGAGGAATGCGAGGAGGACCTTCTTCTAAATCAACATCAACACCATCAACATCGTCTGCAGAATCTAAGGCACCTATATCTCAAAGAGCTAAATTAAAAGGACTAAGGAAAGAAAAAAGATCTGAAAGAAAAGCTACCAGAACAGCTAGGAGAGAAAATAGAATTGTTAATAAAACTGCAAAACTTAAAGCTAAAAGATAATGGCAAAGAGTAAATCACAAACTAAAGCAGATGCTCGTATGGCTGATCTTCTAGATAGACAAGATGGTGTAGGTAAATATGCTCCTAAAAATAACAAAGCAATTAATAATTCTGTTAAAAAATCTAAATCTAATTAAAAAATATTATAATGGCAATGATGAAAAAAACTCCTGCTAAGAAAATGCAGATGGCAAAAGCTAAAAATGGTAAATCATTTCCTGATCTTAATAAAGATGGAAAGATTACTAAAGCTGACATTCTTAAAGGACGTGGTGTTATAGCTAAGAAAGGTGCTTCTGTTAAGAAAGCTAATTTTGGAGATGTATTAGGTAAAGTGGCAAAGGTGGGTGGTTTTGGTTTAGCTGGAATGGCTGCTAATAAACTATTTGGTGGTAAGAAGAAAGAAGCAGCAGCTCCAGGAATGGCTCCTGCAACAGCTCCTGCAGCATCAATGTCAGCTCCTGCTGCTCCAGCTGTATCTGCTCCAATGAAAAAAGGTGGAAAGGTGGCTGCTAAAAAGAAAATGCAATATGGTGGTAAAGCTGCTTCTATGGTTCCTCCTATGAAATCTGGTGGTAAAATGGCAAAATGCAAATATGGCTGCAAGTAATATGACAGCTGGCAAAGCTAAGAAATCTGGTAAGCCAAGAAAAGCTCCTAAAGTGGCTCCTCCTAAACCAATTAATGGTAATTATATGAAGGAGGCTGATACTAAATTGAGACTGAAAAGTCCTCAATGGCCAATGAAACAAAAGAGACTTTCTAAATGAATGGGAAGAAAATAATCAACTTCACTCCTACAGGTACACAGCCTACAAAACAAAATTCAAATGCACCTTTTTTCCCAACTGA